GTGGTTTGAGATTCCCACCTTTGGCATTGTAGGAAGCACGACCTTTTGCGTTTAATCCACCCTCAGGGTTCTTACCCTCTTTTCTTTGCCAAGCTGGAGTTGCCATTACTTTGGTATTGTAACTTTTATGCCAAGATTACGAAGCATATTACCAAATTTTATGGCATCTGCTCTACCTTTATTATAAAAATGTTGCTCTTGTGCATTAGCTTCCCAAGAATTAGAGCCTTCACCCATTAGAAACATAGCACTTTCATACTGTTTTCTAATTTCTTTTATTGACATACCTCCTCCAACTTTTTTTAAAAGAGATTTTTTTACAGAAGCATTTTTTATTTTTCTTTTCATTATCTTTTACTTTTTTTTCTTTGAACCATATTTTCTTACAAATCTTTTTGGTCCACCAACTTGTTGACCACCAGTATTTGTTTGAAAGTTCTCAACTGTATTTACAGTTTTAGGATTTCCAAAAACATTATTTAAAAATCCAGTTACTTTTTTACCTAAAGGTGTTTGTGAAATAGGTGGTGTAGTTTCAATAATTTCATTGCGATATGGTGTAGGTGCAAAAAAAGCATCCTTCTTTATGGATTTTTTTGGTGTCTTTATTTTTTTTATCATTCTTCTTGCTCCATCATGGGTTGTTGTTGTTGCTGTTGAGCAAGCTGTGCTGTCATTCTAATTATCTCTTCACGACTTGCTTTATCTCTTATGAGGTTATCAGGAACACCAAACTTCCTTGCTAGATGTATAGATGTTTCTTCACTATCTATTAACAAGTTAATCATCTGTGGTCCAAATCTACCACCAACTAATTCTAAGAATCTGTCGACGGAAACTATATCCTGTTGTGCCTGTGCTTGTGCCAATGGAGATACAGACCTTACTTTTACTTCTCTACCATTGATTGTAGGTATCTGAATACGACCTTGTTTCTTGAGTATATGTACAACTCTTTGTAATACTGGTGTTACAAGTTCAGCTTGTAATCGACCAAAAGCAGAACCTATGCGTCTTGATAGATCAGCCATTCTTTCAGCAATCTCTGTAGCACTAGCTGGTGTTCTGTTTGGATCACCAAGCATATCATTATACAATGCTCTTTTGATATTATTACGCATATCATTTAACACAAGATCAGCGACATCAAATCTACCAGCAGTTGCTATTGGCTGTAACCCAGCAGAACCAGGCGACTTTGGAATTACAGTTCCTGGCACTAATGAAACATTATCAGGATTTATAACTCCATCATCTTCCATCTGATAGATACCAGATATAGCCATCTGTGCATTTTCTAATATTAGTTCAATAGTGAGGTTGGTAGTCTTGATTGCACTGAGGGCATTGATTAACGGACCTCTCCCATAAACCTCCCCAGATGCTTTCGACCAGCGATAAGCTATTATAGGACATGAACCAACACCCTCATACTGTTCATCTAAAATCTTCTGTTTTGTCTCAAGATCAATAACGCAATATTTATGAGCCATAACATTAATTCTAGAATAATCTCTATATACTATTTCTAGTATCTTTCTTTTTTCTTCAGGACTTCTAAGGACTGCTTCTTTTATTTTTTGCGTAAGAATAGCTTTCGGATACGCAACCAAAAGCTGTCCACCCCTGATTTGACGTTCTCTATATATGGAGTCAACTCTGTCATCAGGACCGACATCCAAGACAACATGAGGTAATGGAATCGCTGAAAACCTAATCGGATTAACTGCATCACCCTCTTCGCATAATAGAACACCAGTTCCAACAGCACAGTCAAGAAACGACTCGTGTACTTCTTGAGCAAAGTTACTGTTCTGTAGAATCTCAAATACATAATCTGTTACTCCTTGCAGTTGAGAATTAACTTCATCTCTTTGTTCTTCAGGTACTTCTGAACCAGCAATAAAGTCAGCCCATCTTGCAAAGTTTGGTACAAGACCTGATTGCAACCTTGATGCAAATTCTTGTACACCGACGACGGCAGTTTCATCAAAGATTTTATCATCTCGTCTTTGACCAGGTGTTTCTGCATAAAAACTTTCTCTTTGTGGAAGAGCATACTCATAACATTCTTCAAACAATGATGTCCAATTATCTCTAAGTGACTTTGCTCTTTCATATCTTCTTAATAAATTATCTACTGGTTTATCAGCACCAGTATTGATTGGTGTAATTGTATTTACTTCAACCATTACATTGGGTCCTTATAATATCCGATACCACCTGATTGTCCTGATATAAGTGATCGACGACCAACTTTTCCAGAGGAAACCTTTTTGTTAAACTCTTCTTGTTTCTTTTTCTCTGCTTCTTGTCTTTTCTTTTCTTCAGCCTTTTGCTTTTCGATTTCAGGATCGACTTTGGGTTCAGGCATTACCATTTTAGGACTTTTAAAAAAACACATAATTTTCGATACTCCATTCAAATGACTTTAGCCACGCACAAAAATGATACATAGCTAATCCATATATTAATAAAAACACTCTTAACCTAACTACATCCGTGACCACAAGCCAACTCTCCTTTGTTTTGGTCGTCGACGAAATACATCAAACTCAGGTTTTGCATTAAAAGATCGTAGTGGTTTATTGTTTCCAATGATTGATCTACCCTCACCAGCACCCAACATTAGATATTGTAGTGCATCATGTATATGCGAATACATATTTTTATCAGGTTTGTCATCAAATCTTTCCCCTGATACTTGTAATCTTCTATATTGATATCCACCCTCAAAACCTTTTATTAGCTGTCGACAGCGATAGTCAACCATAAATGCTGGTACACCCTCAACCATCTTCATCAATGATTTATTTACAGCTTCTATTCTTAAAGATACATCATTAGATGGTGCTGGTAATGCTCTTAATCCAGCACCTCTGAGTATTTGAAATGGTGTGCTTTCATCTGTTTGCGCCCTGAAATCACCACTTGGATCACCATATATTAGTGCTTCACAGTTCAAATATTTAGTTGCAATCTCTTCTCTTAACAGTTCAGAGAACCTTACTATACCCATATCAAAAGCAACTATCTCAGCTTGTATTAACCAACGACCTCTCACTTTCTGTGCAAATACCCCAGCTGGAGTTAGTCCAAAGTCTAATCCTATATAAACTGGCTGACCATCTGCTACTGGTATTTCTTCTTTTGATACATGAGTATCTCCTACAAACATTGGATATATTGGTTTACCATCAGAGATAGTACCAAGTTTGTTCATTACATATACATCTATCCAAGACTTTGTTTTACCTTTGACAGTATTCTCATAGTATGTACTCAAAAGGTTTTTTCTGTTTTCTGCTTTACTGTTATCTTTATAGTCGACGACAGTACCATCTTCGTTTTTCTTTTCCAACATTCCTGGTGGCTGTGTAAAGAATAACCAGTTATCAGGTTTGACCAGCATCTTTATTTCTTCTTTTGGAATATGATCTGGTACTGGAACTTCACCTGACATAATCGCCCACCAGTGATCTTCTTCAGGTGCGTTAGTATCACAAATAATTCCAGACCAACTAGGACCACCCTCTCTCATTGAGGGAAATCTTCCTACTCTCATAGTACACGCATCAATAATTGATTTGGGTATCTCTCTTGCTTCATTAACCCATATACCAGTAAGTTCTAATGACAGTAGTTTCTTTACATCTTCTGGTCTATCAAGTGCTAGGAATATAACTTCAAGTTCTAAATCACCTTTGCTTATAAAGTGAGTATATGGAACTTCCCATCTAAACTTACCCCATGTATTTTCTGGAAACCAATCTAACCACGTTTTGATTGTCGTTGTCCTAAGTTGTGGATTGGTATTTCTAATAATCGCCCACCTCGATTTACGAATACCCTTTTCGTTTTTTTTCTGTGCCAATGCTCGTCTAAAGACTTCGACACAACACGCCACCGACTTTCCACTTCCAACTGGACCACGCAGTCCTCTAAAGAACGAGTCATTTTTCATAAACTCCTTTAATACTTCACCATCAGGTTTGTACTTAAATGTTGTCAATGTTGTTATCTTTACCAGCTTTTATAAGTTGTTCAACTGTAGCTGGACCTATTGTTGCAATTAATTTATCAGCTTCCCTATCAGATTTATGTTCATCAGGTACATACTGTAAATGTATTTTTTTAACAATGGTTCTTAGTAATCGTCTTTCCTCAGGCTTTAGTATGTGTAAAAAACTCATAGTTGTCCTGTTCGTTTTTGATAAAATAAATATCCTAGCCACATTATCACAGCACCAACCAATGTACAAAGAAATATAACACCAGCTATATTCAATGCTCTTGCTCTCATTTCTTGTTGTGCATATAGCTGTTCTTGTCTTTGCTTTCTTATCTTGGCTTGCATCTTCAATAAATCAGACCATGCGTTAGGACCATGCGTTAGATTAATCCAGTTACGCAGTTCTTCTTCCATAGCTTCTGCCTTTTTTTTCGCAGCAAATGCATCCATTGCTTCTTGTTCAACACTTGAACCAGCAAATAATTTTTTAAACAATGGTGGGTTCTTGGACATCTTCTCTGCATGGTTGACATCAGAAACGGCACCCATCCATCTTCCAATGTCACCATACATTGACTCCACATCCTTCCCCATCTGGAAGCCTTTTTTTATTAGGTTGAAGGCTGTTGAAGCTGTTGCAAGAGCAGTTACTGGGTCCACAATTATCCCAGCAGTGATCGTATCTGCGACATGATACCAGTAAAACCACTCTTCTGTTTTCGTTTTCTTTTTCTTGAAAGTTCAGTAAGTAGAGTTGGAGTTATCTTTTCTCCAGTAACTAAGTCTAGTTTTGTTTCTTGTGGGTTGTCCAATCTATTCACGACGTCGACATTATTAGATGTAATCTTTTGTTGTGTATTAAACAACTGTGTCTGTGACATATCAGGTGTTGCCTGAAGTAAAGTTTGACGATTTCTTGAACCAACAACTTTTACAGACTTAGGGTCTGTGATAGCTTTAATCCTTGTTTCTTTACTAGCAAGTGTTGATCCAGTAATAGGGTCTTTATAAATAGTACCACTTTTTATCTGTCCACCTTTCAGTGTAAACTTTGTCGGACTCTTTGGCTTTGGAAGGGGTGGTGACATTTTTACTGGCTGGTTAGCTTCAACTACTTTTCTTGTAGTCTTTGGACCACTAGCTTTTGATACTACTGTCTGTATCTTCTTTACATTGTCTGCACCTCTAACTGGTGAACCAACTGTACTAACTTGTTTGCTTTTAAGATTAGTGTTAGACTTAGCCTTTTGATTAGCTATAGCTTGTCTCTGTCGTTCTTTCTCTTGTCTTTCTTTTTCTCTTTGGTCAGACCTAGCTTCTTGTGCTGGTCTTGCTTTTCTATCTCTTTCTTGTTGCTTTGCTTTGTATACTCCTCTTGGTGGCATTAGAAACCCTCCTTTTCAAGTCTTGTTAAAATTTTATTCTCAAGTTTTTTAGCACCAACTGCTTTACCCTCAGGTATATCCCAGTTAATAGTTCTTGTTGCTCCTGAGTCATCACCAAGCATTAAACCACCAATAGCGTGTAAACCACTGTAGAAGTTTCCTTGACGAATATTATCAAATACATCTCTTTTGAACTGAACACCACCTTCTGCTTTTTCACCAGTAGACTTTAGATTTGGATTAAAGTCATAGATGTCTGTTACCTTGTAACCATCTTCTGTCCTGGTTACTCTAAACTCTCCAAGAGTCATCTTGATGTTCATGCCATCACTGTTCTTAAAAAACTCTTTAGCAATCCCAAGAGTCGATAACTCATTAAAGTTCTTTAGATTAAAATAGTCATTTAAAGACTTGTAGTTGAAAGACTGTACTGTTCCCACATCAGCATCACCAAGCTGTTCATCAAGAAAGCTCTGTAAAGTATCAGTAGTTCTTTTACTATACACCTCTCTTAGCTTGACGTCGTCTCTATCCATAAATTCAGGTAACAAAGAGTTGTATAATGAACTTGTAAATAACTTTAGTGCTTCTCTCATACTTCGCTTATGTAAGAAAAAAATATATTAGACAACGCACAAACCGAACCTCTGTGAAATAAATGCGAGTGAGAGGGAAGTAACAGTAACAGTACAACGTTTTTTGACCCCCCTACCTACTAAGTAAGATCGATCTGTACCTTAATTTCACCAGCGTGTAGGTGCATATGTTTATCTGGTGCTTTGAATCCAGCTCTATCAAGGATATCTTTACTCGCTTCAAGCTGGACATACTCACTTTTAGCACCGCTGGCTAGCTTAACAAGCTTTGCACTAGCTAACGTAGCATTAACACCCAATGATTCTGTTATTCGTTTCATCATGTACTCTTGCACATGAGGTAGTCGCAAAGCTTTGCTAGCCGTGACTCTCCCAGAGTCACCACTAGCGTAGCCAGCTTCTTGGCTGGCTTTAGCTATACTACAACCTTCTGCTACGAGTGTATCAACTAAAAGCATCTGTTTCTTTGTCAAAGGTCGACGACCATTGTCTAAATCTAAACTCATGACAACCCCCTAGTCCCCCTAATACTTCATCAAAATACTACTTGTCAACCTACAATTATAGGCTTGGCTTGCCAGGGGCAAGCTAGTCTTATTGTTGGTTGCTAAGCCTAACCAAAGTTGCGTCATGATTAATAGAGCCACCTCTAAGGCAGACTAGGTTTGTGACCAAGCTTTCGCATAAATATCGTCGACTTCCTTACTTGTTCTAACAATTAGACGCCTTTGCTTTTTCGTGTGCCAACCTTTACCAACTAGAGGTTCTTATATACCTCAAGATCAGTGGTGTTTGACATCAAGTCGCTCCTTTCACTGTTCTTTAACTACGCTAAGCATAGACATCTTTGGATAACTAACATCCTATCCAGAGCATATCCCACGAAGTAGTGATTCTGAACCTCAGAGATATGACCAGCCTAACATATATTGTACACTGTCATCAGAAGTGTACCAAGCGTAAGACTCTATCTATCAATCCTCTGAGACATGAGTGAAACTTCCACAATGCTAGTTTTTTAGTACTAAAAGGGCATACTAAAAACATAACTGCAATTTTAGAATCTAATAAGTTCTAAAGCATTTCGCACTTTTTTCAGACATTTTGAGTCTCCTACGATTTGGCTAAAATGCAACCCTTTCGCGAGGATCATGCTGTCAACATCACATATCATTCGCACGCTTTCAAGTTTGTCCGTACCACCCATAGCCTAACTTGAAAGCGCGTTGATGTATGCTGTTCGCTAGTAATATGACTGACGTCATGGCGAACAGTATCTTCTATGTACGAATGATATGTCATGCCGTCATCATGATGCGAAAGCATTACATTTTAACCAAATAGGAGACTAGAAAATGTCTAAAAAAAGCACAAAATACAAGAACTTAGTAGATTCTAAAATCGCAGTTATTAACTACCATTCTGGAGATTCACTAACATATCTCAGAGAATCAATAGCTAGAGACGCTTGCTACACTTCTGCTAACAGCATACAATATAAGTCTGATCAAATCTCTGAGAACCGAGAATCACTTAGAGAACTTCGTGGGATATACTCTGGACAGGAAGTTATCCATGTAAAGATGTCTAAGCTGAGCTACATAATTAAAGAACAGCAAAAGGAGCTTTCAGAACTTGATGACAGACACCAGGCTGATCTCGAGGTATATAAGAAATTAGTTGGTAAAGCTTGGACTCAAAATGCAAAGTCATCTAATTCCAAGAACAAGCTAGCGGAACTCAACGAGATTGATGCTTTATTGAAAGCTTAATCACAAACCAATTCTCCCTAAGAGGTGGTAATCATGCCACCTCTTTTTTTATGCTTATCAACCACTTACTGTATCAACAAGGAGGTACATATGTTCGAAATTATTATTACATTAACTTGTGGTCGTCGTCAAAAACTGTCATCTAAATATTACTATTTCAATCATGCTGTTAGACGTATGAACCACTACAAAAATTATCTATCAACAAAATCCAGATATTACCAAAACAAAATCAAATATATCGACATAAAATACAACCATCAATTCTGATATAACAAATCGCAAACGACGTGGCGTGTTGTTACAGCAGTAGCAATAGCCGTCGTCGTAATCATCAATAACAATTCAAATCAAGGAGAAAAAATGACACAAGAAAAAACACTAGATGATTTTACAATCTATGTAATGTATTGCCAAGACATGAATGATCTTAACTTTGATACCATGACAATGGAAAGATACATAAGATTATTTAATGCTGGTAAATTTGTAGATACTAAACACATAATCTTGCAAGACATAGAAGTTGCAAGAGCAATGTGTAGGATGAACGCATCATGAGTAGGATGGGTCAAATCAAACTAGCTGGATGGTTGAGCATACCATTATGTATTGCAATCATATATGTAATACACAGCTTTCCACAAATGTTTCCCTATCATGGCATATGGCAAATCGTTATAGCTGGGGTAGCATTAAATACAATAGTTCATTTAACAATAACAATTCCAAGATGGGAGAAAGACAATGAGCAAAGCAGATAAAATTGTTCAAATCATTATCAAAAAGATTGAAGATGGCATTGATAACAAATGGCAAATGCCCTGGCATAATCGAGACTTTAGATTTCCAATCAACACTGATGGCTATGAGTATCAAGGATTGAATTGCTTTTGGCTTTGGATGGTCAAAGATATGCGAGGTTATACCAGTAATCAATGGGGTACATACAACCAATGGAAACAAATTGGTGGTGATGTCGGAGGTCAATCAGCAACTGCATACAATCAATACATATTGCAACCAAGAATTGGCACCGACGACGACGATAATGTATTCATCAAGGGCTTCAAGACTTGGGCCGTCTTCAATCGCGATCAAGTCAAAGGCTTACCTAAACTACAATCAGAACAATCATTTGTAACAGAAGAAATGATAACCGATAAAGCAATCAAACAGCAGTGCATCAACTGGTTCGCAAACATACCAGCAACAATTCATACTGGTCACAACAAAGCCTGTTATGTTCCATCAAAAGATGAAATCCGTATGCCTGACTTTGATACATTCAGAACAGACATTGATTACTATTCTGTACTGGCACATGAGATTATACATTGGACAGGTGCGGACCAAAGACTAAACAGAAAGCTATCACAAGAAAGACAATCATATGCTTTCGAAGAATTGGTTGCTGAACTTGGCAGTGCATTAATCGCTGCAAATCTCAAGATTCAATCTAAACCAACAGACAATACAACTGCTTACCTCAAAGGCTGGTTACAAGCAGTCAAAAAGAAACCAAAGACACTATGGGATGCAATGTCTTTGGCTAAACACGCAGTCTCTTTTCTCAATGATTATCAACGCAAAAATATTGCAAGATCATTGCAGAAAAAGGTTGCATAATCTATTGCGTTCATGCAATAATATATAACACTTTGATAAATATAGAGGAGAATAACGAATGAATTTATCAAATAGCGAAGCCATGACGGCTGACAATATCTTAAATCAAATAGCAAACAAGGTTGTTGACTCAATGAAAACTGAGTTTGGTAACTCACCTATCGAGTGTCTTAGGTTTATTCAAAGTCTAAGAGACAGAGGTATTGAGATTACAAACTCAAGTCCAATCGGTGTGTTTGAAGTTGAATGTAACAATATACTTGATGCTCTTGCTGAAGAAGCTGAAGCAAAAGCAATCATGGCAAATAAAGATGGAGATTACTAATGGGTAAGGTCGTCGACATAGGTGCTAAAGAAACCTTAAAAGAAATATCTGTAAGTCTTAACTGTAGAATCAAACTCAAGATATATCTTACAAGAGATAAAACTACACCAGGCTTTTACAAACTGGCTGAGAATGAGTTGGTCAATATCAACAGACTCATTGAAGATTACATGAAAGGTAATATGTACTCAGTTGAATCATTCCATTGGTATGTAGATCAGGAGGAAGTCAATGGTTGATTATACTAAACAAAGCGACATCAAAATTGAAGTCGTATGGGGTATGGATAACAACGACACCAGCGAATATTATTTCGAAAACGAAAAAGAAATGACTGCTTTTGTTGATGGAATCAATGAAGCAATAGGCTGGCAAGATTGTGTTGTATGTGGTGATGGCTATGAATATTCATCAGCAGAAGAATACTTAAAGGAGATGGATGATGAATAAAGATAAGCCATCTACTGTATATTATATTCCAGCTACAAGATTTCTTGGTATTCAATTAGAAGTTGCTTCGAAATGGATGGAAGATAAATATGGTATGAGTTGTTTAGAAACATCTAAAGATGGAGATGGATATAAATATACTGAACATCATCAACGTATATTCAATGATATATATAGTGATATTGAATATATTTTAAACAACAATAATGTTTACAATAAAGATTCTTAATGTCCAATAAATGTAGGATACCTATGGTGGTACTACCATTAAGATACACAACCAACACGGCTAACCCAAACAAGCCGTGTGGTTGTGTTCATTGCGTTAATGCAGTAAGGTGTGATTATGAATAGTTATATAGTTGAATTAATAAGAATATCTAGGAAGATAGATATATCTTTGATACAAGCATGGAAACACTCAGGCATTGATATGTCTACATATTATCGTGCAATCAATGGTGCTGAGTTGAAACACGCAACAGCTTTAAAGGTTGAAGATGCACTTTACTCATTACAAAAGGCCAGTAAAAATAACAGAGAACTGGCAAAAAATTATAAACGATTTAAAAAAATATCGAAATAAAAAAGGTATGAGCCAAGAAGCATTGGCTGGTGAAATGGGTATCGAACCAAGTCTAATGCAGAAGTGGGAAACATTTAAAAGAGTGCCATCAGGATTTATGTTTAGTTGCTGGCTTGATGCACTAGAACTAGGAATAACAATTCAAACTATTGGAGGTACGAATGTCAAACGAAAAGAACAAAGGAAGTTACCATGAAAGATGGTGGG